ATAGACTTTACAGCAGACTTTGCAGTATTAGCACAAGGAGAAGAAATTTTGCACACACGACAAAAAGTGTTGGATATGAAAATTGATCTTATGGAGAAAATGGAACAGAAAGCATTGGACCAAGAGATAGTTTACAAGGCAAAAAGGGCAGTAAACGTAGATGGACAGTCATCAGATGAAGATAATTCAAGTGACGATGATATTTCAAATACGTTTGAACGAGCAGTATCCACGATAGGAGAAGATCTATCAAGTGCGAGAATACAAATGCACAAAATACGTAATATGTGGTACCCAGTACATGCATCAGTATTTTTATTTGCAAAATACCACGGGATTGATTGGCACGATAAATCACGAGTGGAATATGATATGGTAGTACAGTACAGCAAAGATAATCAGTGGGGTTTGACTCACGATGATATAGTAAATGGAGTGGACTTAGGAAGTGTTAGAATGAAAAACGCATGTTATAAGAGCGTATTAAAACACCGATTAGGGGTCGTTTCAGCAAAAAGACAAGTGTATACATCGGACATGAATAAAGAATTGCATGGAGCAATAAAAGCAATTTTGTGTCAGAATGGAGACGCTACATTAGACTATGTATCAGACGTTAGAGGTTATATCGGATTATCAAATCCGTTGTACTGGAAGATGCAAAAACAAGGAGACAGGGATTTATTGTATCAAGTGTTTGCAAGCAATCACATGAAAGGACCAATATATTTTGATGAGATGCGGTTAGTGGACAACAAATACGACATTAGAATGCTAGAAGCAATAGAAGAGCATATAGATGAGTACTTGTATGATTGTACAAATGAAGTGGACCTAGGACATACCAGGGGGAATAGTAAAGTAATTCTTTTGGGGAATGTAATGGTTAAAATCATGGCAGCGTTTATTATAGTCTCAACGATAGTAACGGCATGCATATGGTTGTACAAAGCACTAGATCCAAGCAGAGACATAGATATGACATTTGCAACTCCACAATCACGGGATCCCCGATTGATCAAACGACAACAAGAAGCGGCACAACGCAGGCCAAATGTAGTAAGGTTGGATCATGCAAAGAAGCACATGGAGGATGTGTCATTAGGAGAAGCAAAAAGGCAATATACGGACGAGCAGGCGGAAACACTTACAGTGAAAGTACGGAAAAATATTTATGAACTTCAAGGAGAAAGAGATGGAGTAGTAGTAAATATGCACGCATTAGGGATCAAGAAAAACGTATTTGCAGTACCAGGACATTTTATGGCATGGAAACCACAGACGTTGTTTATGAATCGATTAGGTGATGAAGTCACTTATCAATTTGACGTACAACATATAGTGTGGAGATACGTGCGCCCAAT